GTCACCCAAACCCCAAAGCACCGCATGATTACTTGGCGAGTTGGGCGATAACCCACTTGCGATCCGCAGTCGACAGCAACTTCATTGCCTTGAGTACGAAGTCGCGTTGCCCCATGATCTCTTTCTCGCTCTTGTATCGAACCGTGTTGCTAGTGTTGCCTGATCCTGCAAGTAGCGTGGTAAGAGATAACCTATCGCGTAAGAATGAGCGAGCGCCCTCGTGCCGTTTGCCCGTCTTCTTATCAACGAATTGATAAGTATCGCGATTAGTCTTGACGATCTTGCAACCCTTGTACGCGGGAATGGCTAGCATCTCAGGCATTAACTTAGTGCCAACGAATTCCCATTGTTCCGCGAGTGTGCCAAACGACAGAAGATCATCGCGAATGTCCTTGCGATTCTGTTCCGCCTGTTGACCGAGTTTGATACCGGCAACAACAAGTGCTTTAAGGCTTACGATTGATTGATACATGGCATACCTTTCTTGGGTTACGGTAACCCAAAAGAAAAGCACAGCGACCGGCTGTGCAACGGTTCGGCTGTTCCCAACCGACACATCTATTATACCACTACCGTTAATTGCTAATGCTATTTGGCTCGAAATGTGAACGATCTGACCCCACTACTCCCCGACCCCCCAAACTGTGTAGCAAGGCGGCGGCGTGGCTAGGACACTATTCCGTAGCCACAACACAAGTTTTTGTCCAACGCTGTAAAAAATCACCCCACCCCTTCGCCACAGATAAATAAAACCAAAGGGGGAAACAGATATGCTAAAAATTTCTATAAAAATTCGTATCAAGCTTGTCAAATATTTGACAAAGTAAAATAAAAAAAGCCCCCGCATTTCTACGGGGGCTAAACCAAGCTAAAGGAGACATACAAATACCAAACAGAAGACACCCCTTGCGAGTTGTCAAATCTGAGTATACACTGCGCCCAACGTGGGTCAACCCCACGCTTTACGGGGAACCCCGCATGTTGGAACATTTAGCAACAATAGATTTTGAGCCGGAACTGCTGGACGCCCCAGACGAAGGCTTTGTATCGCTTAAGAAAACCGCAGCCCACGCACTGCTGGATGCGCAGGTACAAACGGCGAACTGGCTCAAAGAGCTAGGCGCTGCGAGTGATGAAGAGGTTTTGACCAGCGCCGAGGAGCACACGGCTGTCCAAGCTTTCACTGCGCTAACGACGGGCGCCCCAGACCCAAAGACGGCTGTGGCAAATATTACCGTTCCAGCCGCTGTACAGAAAACGGTGGCGATGCTGACGGCGTATAACTGGAAGTTTGTTGAGCAGGCGCAGGAGATCAGGGGCAAGGCTGTGGCCCAACTGCTTGAGGAGATTGAGCACCCTGACGCCAGAATACGATTAAAAGCTATTGAGTTGTTGGGTAAGGTCACAGAGATCGGGCTGTTTACGGAACGAGTAGAAGTTAAGAAGGACCAGCTTGCCGACCATGAGTTGGACGAGCGCATCAGGGAGAAGTTGGCACAGTTGCAAAAGACTGTGGAGGCTGAAGCGGTGGAGAAGGAAGAAAAGAACGCAGATGCCGAAGATGTAGAAGTGAAAGACGATGACGCTTAACCAGCCTGAGATTGACGCGCTACTGGCGTCGATGACCCCCCTGCAAAAGCTTGAGTTCTTGGAAGAACTTGAGGAGCAGCAACGTCGGGCGGAGTTGAAAAAGGCGCAGACCAACATGAACGACTTTGCCCGGGCGATATATCCGGGGTTCAAAGAAGGCGCGCACCACAGGAAGTTGGCAAAAATATTCAAAGACGTGGCTGATGGGGTGAAAAAGCGCGTGATTATCAACATCGCGCCACGTATGGGTAAGTCGGAATTTAGTTCTTATATGTTCCCGGCTTGGTTTTTAGGGCAGTACCCAGAGAAGAAGATCATTATGGCGACCCACACGGCTGGTTTGTCAGAGGATTTTGGTCGCCGGGTGCGAAATTTGATTGATGGCGATGATTACAAGAAGATTTTTCCAAAAACTATGGTCGCAGCAGATCAAAAGGCTGCGGGAAAATGGTCTACTTCTGCTGGTGGTCAGTACTACGCTGTTGGTGTTGGGGGTGCTCTGGCTGGTCGCGGTGCCGATCTTTTCGTTATTGACGACCCACATTCCGAGCAAGACATTAAAGCTAACAGCCGAGCTACATTTGATAACGCATGGAGTTGGTTCCAGACAGGTCCGCTCCAACGACTGATGCCTAACGGCGCAATACTTGTAATTATGACCCGCTGGTCGCTGGTTGACCTCACAGGCAGGCTGATTCAGTACCAAATGCGCAATCCCGACGCAGATAAGTGGGAGATCGTTGAGTTACCGGCGATCATGTTCGAGGATACGGCAAAAGAAAAGTCGCTTTGGCCCGAGCAGTGGCCTTTGGAGCAGCTAAAACAGAAAAAAGCAGCCATGGATGCGCGGTATTGGAACGCACAGTACATGCAGCAGCCCACTTCTGAGTCTGCAGCCCTAGTTAAGCGGCAGCACTGGCGGATTTGGGAGCACGAGGATCCTCCGAAGTGCGAGTTCATCATCCAGAGTTGGGATACGGCGCATGAAGCCAAGACAACGGCTGACTACAGCGCGTGTACAACGTGGGGTATTTGGTACAACGAAGAAGAAGGCGACAGACCGAGTATTATTCTGTTAGATGCGTTTAAAGATCGCATGGAGTTCCCTGAGTTGAAAGAGGTTGCGCTCAAACATTACAAAGAGTGGAAACCAGATTCGTTCTTAGTGGAGAAAAAAGCAGCAGGAGCGCCATTAGTACAAGAGTTTCGGCGCATGGGCATACCTGTGGACGAGTTCACACCGAGCCGTGGCAACGACAAGATCGCACGATTGAACGCGATTACGGATTTGTTTGCTAGCGGTGCGATATGGGCGCCAGACCGCAGGTGGGCCAAGGATGTGATTGAAGAAGTTGTAGCGTTTCCTGTTGGAGAACACGACGACTACGTCGATACGATGACGCAGGCGTTATTGCGCTTTAGAAATGGTGGGTTTATTGCGCTCCCTTCGGACGAGCCAGATGAGCCTGTGTTTTTTAAATCAAATCGTAGGTCAGCGTACTACTAAGGACAAATCATGGCATTTGATAAATCAATTAACCCAGCCCCTATGGGCTTGGGCGCACTAGAAGATCCGACGGATGCAACCCCAGCAATTGAGGTTGAGATCGAAGATCCTGAAGCTGTCCGTGTTGGTGTGGATGGGCAGACAATCCTTGAGATTGAGAAACTGGACGAAGATGTAGAAGACTTCTACACCAACTTGGCGGAGATCATTCCTGAATCCGAATTAGAAACACTTGGCTCTGACTTAATAGACGACATCACGCGTGACCTTGGTTCCCGCAAAGAGTGGGAAGACACATATAAAGAAGGCATCACGCTGCTTGGCTTGAAGTACGAGGAAAGAACAGAACCGTGGAACGGCGCGTGTGGCGTGTTCCACCCCATGATTACGGAAGCTGTGGTGCGATTCCAGTCAGAAACAATCATGGAGACTTTCCCTGCGCAAGGGCCAGTAAAGACAAAGATTATTGGCAAGCAGACTAAGGAGAAGGACGAAGCAGCCCAGCGCGTCAAGGACGACATGAACTACGAGCTTACGGAGAAGATGCCTGAGTTCCGTTCTGAGCATGAGCGCATGCTGTGGAACCTGCCAGCTACCGGTTCGGCGTTTAAGAAGGTGTACTACGACCCGGGCGTGCAGCGCCAGATGTCTGTGTTTATCCCAGCAGAAGACGTAATCATTTCTTATGGGGCTGCGTCAATTGAGACAGCCGAGCGTGTAACGCACCGGATGTACAAGACCAAGAACGAGATCCGCAAGCTGCAGGTGGCAGGCTTTTACCGCGATATTGATTTGGGTGATCCGTCAAGGGTTAAGAACGAACTGCAGGAGCGCAAGGACAAAGAAACTGGCTTCTCAGCAAACGATGATGACCGCTACATTCTGTACGAAGCACAGGTCAACCTAGACCTACCCGGGTACGAAGACAAAGATGACGATGAAGAAACAGGGATTGCACTGCCGTACATCGTTACTTTGCTGGAAGGCACCCATGAGATTTTGGCAATTCGCCGTAACTATTACGAGGACGACGAAACCAAGACCAAGCGTAATCACTTCGTGCATTACATATACATACCGGGTTTTGGTATATACGGATTCGGTCTGTATCACTTGATTGGTGGCTTTGCGCGGTCTGCCACGAGCATCATGAGGCAGTTGGTGGATGCGGGTACGTTATCTAACCTTCCCGGCGGTTTGAAGTCCAGAGGACTTCGGATTAAGGGTGATGACACACCGATTGCTCCGGGCGAGTTCAGGGACGTTGATGTTGGTTCTGGTGCCATCCGTGACAACATCCTGCCGCTGCCATATAAAGAACCAAGCCAGACGCTATATAACCTGCTTGGCACAATCGTAGAAGAAGGTCGCCGGTTTGCTGCTACGGCAGATATGAAGATCAGCGATATGTCTGCGCAGGCTCCGGTGGGTACGACGTTGGCTCTGCTTGAGCGGATGCTCAAGGTTATGTCAGCGGTTCAGGCTCGTGTTCACTACGCGTTTAAGCAAGAGTTGAAGCTGTTGGCTGCGATTATCCGCGACTACACCGATGACTCCTATGAGTACCAGCCAGAAGACGGCATGCCCAAGGCCAAGCGGTCAGACTACGATCAGGTCGAGATTATTCCTGTCTCAGACCCGAACGCAGCAACGATGTCCCAGAGGGTTGTGCAGTACCAAGCCGTCATTCAGCTAGCCCAACAAGCTCCGCAGATCTATGACCTGCAGGCGCTACACCGTCAGATGCTGGAGGTGCTGGGTATCAAGAACGTTGCCAAGCTGATCCCCAACGACGATGACAAAAAGCCCAAAGATCCGGTCATGGAGAACATGGACATCCTCAAGGGCACACCGGCTAAAGCGTTTATTTATCAGGACCACAAGGCTCACATTCAGACCCACATGGCGTTGATTCAGGATCCACAGATGCAGCAGATGATCCAGCAAAACCCCATGGCGAGCCAGATCTTGGGGTCTGTACACGCGCACATAGCCGAGCACATGGGCTTTGAGTACCGCCGTATGGTCGAAGAACAACTTGGAGCACAACTGCCAGCCCCAGATCAGGAGTTGCCAGAGCAGCTTGAGTTGCAGGTATCACGCTTGGTGGCAGAGGCTTCCCAGCGCGTAGTAGCTATAAGTCAGGCGCAGATGGCGCAGCAAGATGCTGAGCAGAAAGCGCAAGACCCCGTGCTTCAGATGCAGATGCAGCAGATTCAATTGGAAGCTCAAGAGATTCAACGTAAAGCGCAGAAGGATCAAATGGACGCTCAGTTGAAACAGGCTGAACTGCAGTTGAGGGAGAAGGAGATGTCGATGAAGGCCGTTGAGATTCAGAACGAGCAGGCCATGAAGGCTGCTATTGCCGAAAACGAACAGCAGCTTCGGGCTGCTGACATTGAAGCCAAACGATCAAGAGGGGGGTAAGGCTTAATGGAGCAAACTTTCGTAGAAGTTCTACGCAAAAAAATCCGAGAGGATTTAAACAACTACGCTGACGATATTGCTGGCGGCAGTTGCAAAAGTTTTGATGAGTATCAAAAACTCTGTGGCGTCATTCATGGGCTGGCGTTAGCAGAGGCACACTTAATTGCCCTTGCAAAGAAAGTTGAGGAGTCCGATGACTGACATCGCGGAAGCAGTAAAGGAAGTAGAAGCTGTAGAAAAGGCAACCCAGCTACCAAAGCCTACGGGCTGGAAGATACTGTGCGCCATCCCAGAGGTAGAAGACAAGTTCAGCGGTACGGACGTGCTAAAGCCTGAATCAATAGCAAAAATCGAAGAACACAGCACTACCGTGCTTTTCGTAGTCGCCACCGGACCCGACGCCTACAAGGACGACAAAAAGTTCCCACAAGGTGCTTGGTGTAAGGAAGGTGACTTTGTGTTAGTAAGGGCTTACTCAGGTACCCGGTTCAAAATTCACGGACGGGAATTTC